CATAAATGGGTGGTGGTCTTCTTCAACTTGTTGCTTATGGTGCTCAGGATGTTTATTTAACTGGCAATCCTCAAATAACTTTTTTTAAAGTTGTATATCGCCGACATACAAATTTTGCTATGGAAGCTATTCAACAAACTTTTAGCGGTATCGCAAATTATGGAAATACCGTATATTGTCAAATATCTCGCAATGGTGATTTAATCCATCGCACTTATCTTGAAGTCGGTGTTAATACTACTGCTGCTACAGAAACACGTTCTGTATCATATGTTAATTATTTAGGTTTACGTTTATTAAAATCAGTTTCAATTGAAATTGGAGGACAACAAATTGATAAACATTATTCTGATTGGTTATATATATGGAATGAATTATCTCTCCCTCGTGGAAAACGTTTTGCTTATGATACTATGGTTGGTGCCGACCGTGATGCTTTAAATTCAGGTGTATATGGTGAAGGTCCAGCTGAAAATAAAATAACCACTTTATATATCCCTCTTGAATTCTGGTTTTGCCGAAATATTGGTTTAGCTCTTCCTTTAATTGCTCTCCAATATCATGAAGTTAAAATTAAAATTGAATTTGAAACTGCTGCTAAATGTTTATATACTCCTGGTGATACTGCAGACCCTACTGTAACAGCTTATAAATTAGATAATCCTAATTTATGGGTTGATTATATTTATCTTGATACTGATGAACGTCGCAAATTTGCTCAATTATCTCATGAATATTTAATTGAACAATTACAATTTACTGGACAAGAAACTTTAAATAGTAATGGTTCTCGTCTTAAATTAAATTTCAATCATCCTTGCAAGGAATTAGTATGGGTTGCTAAGAATAATAAATACGCTAGTCAATGGTATAATTATACTTTTAATACTAAATATACTAATGCAGGTGGTTTCTTATCTACTAATATTACTAATGCTGCAATTGTAGATTCTAATTTACCAATTGGTGGATTTAATGAACTTAATACTTCTAATTTCCTTGTATCAAGTAATGTTTTAGGTGCTAGTGTTACTAGTGTTTCATTTAATAACTATTTACAAGATAGTTATATACCTTATTCAGATGTAAGCGGACCTCAACTTATAGTTAATCCATTTGAGACTTGCCTATTACAATTAAATGGAAATGACCGCTTTAATGTTCGCGATGGTTCTTACTTTAATTTAGTTCAACCTTATCAACATCATACAAATATACCTCTTAATAGAGGTATTAATGTATATTCATTTGCTTTAAAACCAGAAGAACATCAACCATCCGGAACTTTAAATATGTCTCGTATTGATACTGCAATATTAGATGTTAAACCACGTTCTATTTCCGGAACTTTAGATGCAAATATTAATGTTTATGCTGTTAATTACAATGTTCTACGTATTCTTTCAGGAATGGGTGGTTTAGCATATTCAAATTAAATTTAACTATATACATTTTTTTTCTCCTATTATAGTATAAAGAATATAGCATAAATGGGTGGTGGTCTTCTTCAACTTGTTGCTTATGGTGCTCAGGATGTTTATTTAACTGGCAATCCTCAAATAACTTTTTTTAAAGTTGCATATCGCCGTCATACAAATTTTGCATTAGAAGCGATTGAACAAACTTTTAATGGCAATCCAACTTATGGTTCTCGTGTTACTTGTCAAATTTCTCGCAACGGTGATTTAATAAATCGCATGTATTTACAAGTTAAAGTTCCTTCTGGGACAGGTACAAGTTATGTTAATTATTATGGTCTTCGTCTTTTAAATTTTGTAGAAATTGAAATTGGCGGTCAAAAAATAGATAAACATTATTCTTATTGGTTATATGTTTGGAATGAATTATCTTTACCAAAATCTAAACGCCATGGATATAATCAAATGGTTGGTGGCTTAGGTGGAGATGCTGTAGCAGGTTCTACTTTATATATACCTCTTGAATTCTGGTTTTGCCGAAATATTGGTTTAGCTCTTCCTTTAATTGCTCTCCAATATCATGAAGTTAAGATTAATATTAATTTTGAAACTTCTGAAAAATGTGGTGCTGCTACTGGTACAACTTTTACATCATCTTTATGGGTTGATTACATATATCTTGATACCGATGAACGTCGTCGTTTTGCTCAATTATCTCATGAATATTTAATTGAACAATTACAATTTACAGGTCAAGAATCTGTATCATCAATTGCCGTTAAAGCTAAATTAAATTTTAATCATCCATGCAAAGAATTAATATGGTTTATAGCTAATGATAGTTCAAGTACAGGTTCAGGTGTTAATAATTGGTTTAATTTTACAACTAAAAAAAGTGCTGTTGATACTCGATTACTAACAAATGCTTCTTTAAATGAAAGTTTATTTCATAGTGATATTAATTATATTGCTAGTGATAAACCTAATAATAACTTACCATCAAATCCTGTTAAGGATGCTAAATTAGTATTAAATGGAAATGACCGATTTTATCAACGTCCTGGACGATATTTTAATTTAATTCAACCTTATCAACATCATGAAAATATACCATCAAATGCTGGTATAAATGTATATTCATTTGCTTTAAAACCAGAAGAACATCAACCATCCGGAACTTTAAATATGTCTCGTATTGATACAGCCGTATTAAATTTAAATTTTGAATCTCCTATAACTAATGGATATAGCGCAACTGATTATACATTATTTGTTTATGCTGTTAATTACAATGTTCTACGTATTCTTTCAGGAATGGGTGGTTTAGCATATTCAAATTAAATTTAACTATATACATTTTTTTTCTCCTATTATAGTATAAAGAATATAGCATAAATGGGTGGTGGTCTTCTTCAACTTGTTGCTTATGGTGCTCAGGATGTTTATTTAACTGGCAATCCTCAAATAACTTTTTTCAAAGTTGCATATCGCCGTCATACAAATTTTGCATTAGAAGCGATTGAACAAACTTTTAATGGAACTTCTGCTTTTGGTTCTCGTGTTACATGTCAAATAACTCGTAATGGTGATTTAATTAATCGTGTTTATTTTGTAGGAACAGTTAAAAATACAAGTGCAACTATTACTGCTGCCAATCAAAATAATAATGCTGTTGCACTTGTTCCTTATTTTGGTCTAAAATTATTAAAAACAATTGAACTTGAGATTGGTGGTCAACGTATAGATAAGCATTATTCTGAATGGTTATATATATGGAATGAACTTTCATTACCTCAAGGAAAACGCGATGGATATAGATTAATGGTTGGTGGTGATAAATATAACCGTTCAGTAGTTTTAAATGCGCAAGAAAGTTATTCTGTTTATGTTCCATTAGAATTCTGGTTTTGTCGCAATATTGGCTTAGCTCTTCCTTTAATAGCTTTACAATATCACGAAGTAAAAATAAATATTGAATTTGAAAATATGACTGAAATGATGGATAAAGGACGTAATTATTCAGATAAAGCATTTTCATTATATGATAATCAAACATCATCTACACTTTTATCAACAGAATCTGAAAAACTTAATTCTGGGTTCAGAGGAACAACTATATCATTAGATACTGCCGCTTTATGGGTTGATTATATTTTCTTAGATACTGATGAACGTCGTCGTTTTGCGCAATTATCTCATGAATATTTAATTGAACAATTACAATTCACTGGTGCTGATACTGTTTCTGCTGGTTCTGCATCATCAAAGAGTATTCGCATGAATTTCAATCATCCTTGCAAAGAATTAATATGGGTAATAAAACCAACAACTGATACTGCCAATGCCAATTATGTTTCAACACCATATTGGAATAATTTCAGTGACCGTTATTTAGATAATCAATATGTATTAGCTAAAAATCCTGTTGCAACTGCTAAGATACAATTAAATGGAAATGACCGATTTTCTGAACGCAAAGGCTCATATTTTAGCTTAGTTCAACCTTATCAACATCACGAAGCAACTCCTGATAACTTTAATACTGGTATAAATCTTTATTCATTTGCTATAAAACCCGAAGAACATCAACCATCCGGAACTTTAAATATGTCTCGTATTGATACAGCCGTTTTATCAGTAGCATCTTCAGTTTCCGGAACTATATACATATATACTGTTAATTATAATGTATTACGTATATTATCCGGTATGGGTGGTTTAGCTTATTCAAATTAGATAAAACAAGTAAATTTTTTTTCTTTATTAATATTATTAATATTATTAATATTATTATCATGATGTTTTTGATTTTCATATAAACATTTATTTTTAGTTGATTCGACAGTTAATTTTAAAAATTCCAATTCTCTTTTATTTGTCATTTTTCTAAGTTCTATATCATGATTAATTTTTACACGATTAAATTTAATAATATCTTTAATTCTAACATTCTCAAAAATATTAATATCTTTAATTTCCTTATTCATATTTTCAACATTTTCAACAAGTTTATCAAATAATTCAATAGTTAATGTATTTGATAAACTAAAATAATCAATTAAATCTTTTTGTTTATTATAAGAAATCTTATAATTAAATAGAATATCATGAATATTCTTAAGTTTTTCCATATTTTCTCGATAATTTCTAAATTTGACAATTGAACTTAAAATAGTTAATAATGTTCCTAACATTAAAGAAATCATATTAATTATTAATGATATCGTGCTTTTTGAGATTACTAAACTCATATCCGAATCAATATTATCATTTTGATAATTTATTAATGTTAAACGAATAGCTTCAATAAATGTTGTAATAGTTGATATAATCAAAATTAATAATGATATACGATTATATCTAAAATATATTAAATCATATTTAGCTGATATTATATATAAGGAAGTTGTAATTTTCTTTTTATTTTCTTTTATAGATTTATATAATTTATCTTTTCTATAATTAATATCATTATAAATATCACTTGCTTCCGTTTGCACTTCAGAATTGCGTTTATCATTAAATTCATATAAAGTTAACAATCTATTATCCTGAGACATAGGAGATAAAGGAATATTTGCATTTAAATTAACAAAATCACTTTTAATCATTGGTGATTGTTGATGGGGCGTATCATCAATTAATACAATAACTTCATCATCTTTATCGGACATCGTATTAATTAATAATAATAAATAAATTAATAATTAATATTAGTATAATAAAAACTAGAATTGCAATAATAACATCTTTTACGGTATAAGGGCGTTTTATATGATAATTTTTATTATATAATTGATTAACAAGAGCTATTGAATTTGCAACTGCTGTTTCAATTGATGTGAAATGATATTTAACATTACCATTATGAGTTCCGACTGTATAAATATTATCTGTAATTTTATTATCAATAAAACCATAATTAGTCGCTTTAATAAATGCTTTTTCTGTTGATTTCCATTTACCATCGTGATAATAACAATTTAAAAATGATAATGTTGGAACAGGTAAATTATTATAAATTTCATTTATTTGTCTAAATGTTTCATCAATCAAATCTTGTTTATTTACACATTCATTTGCTGTTTTATCTATATTTTTACTTTTAACATCGGTTATTGTTATAACACAACTAATAACTGTTTTTGAATTCTTTTCTTTAAAATTCATATAATCACTTAAAACAACCGCACCAATTCCCCAATTAGTATTATTATGAAAACCATAAATTTTTTTATTTAGGTTTAATTTAAAATTCCAATGAAATGTAATAGAAATATTTTCAATATATTCTGTTTTTTTTGAATATAAATCTAAATTAAACTTAAATTTTTGTTTAATATTATTTGTTGATTTTTCTATAATTGCATTTAAATTTATTGGTGGTATTGCTAATATTACTTTTTTTGTATAAAAACTTTCATTTGTTGTATTAATCTTAATTATATTATTACTATCATCTATATTAATGACAGTTGTATCTAATTTAAAATCTACGTTTTTAAGATAATTACGCCATACTACAAGTAATCCTTCATCCATTGGCATTTTTGGTTGATATCCATTATATAATAATGTATCATTCAATACATTATAAAAAGAATTTACGGAAGTTTTATCAAGGTCTCCGCCATCCATTAAACGAGAAGTTCTATTTATATAATTAACTGCTTTATCACTAAAATTATTAATAGTTACATATTCATTCAATGATATATTATTGGCATAATTAGGATTTCCAAGTAATTTAAAAAAATCAATAGTCATAATAAAAATTTCATTCATTGAAAATATATTTTTTTTAATAGTTGTTTCATATAAAATTTCTAAAAAACTTAAATTAAATTTAACAAAAATATCTGAAAACTTAACTCCAATTATAGATAATATAGTTTTGAAATTAAGATAATTATTAAAATAAATTCTTGGTCCATGTTCAGAAAAATAATATTCATTCTCATATTTTTGTCTATTAACTTTATGACAACCACCAATAAATTTATCTTTATCAATAATCATTATCTTATCATTTTTATCAGCTAATGTTGCAAAAGTAAGACCAGCAGGTCCTGAACCTATAATAATATAATCGTATATAATCATTATATAAATGAAATATTTAAAAAAAATAATTTAATAAATAGATATGAATTTATTAAATATTGAATTAAATATTTTTCTTATTGCCATATCTTTGGCAGTAATATATGCTATTGCACCAATAACATATAAAATATTAGTTATTCATAATAATATTTCATTTGAGGCATATTTTATATTATCAACATTCATATTATTTATGTGTAGTTTATTTTATTCATTTATGTTCCATAATTATTTAGATATATTTAAGGAAATTTCAAAAATAAAATTCTATTTATTATTATTATTTATAATAAATATTTTTGTTGTTTCATTTATCAGTCAGGTATTATTTCATTATGCAATAAAACATACAACTAGAGTATCATTATTTACAATAATTACCGGATTTTATCCATTGATTACAATGATATTATCATTATTATTTCTAAAAGAGAAAATATCATTTAAAATATTATTAGGTTTTGTAATATCGATGATAGGTATTATGATAATATTTATTTAATCATCAAATTTATGACATTGAATAATTTTATTTCCATTTTTATGGAAATCATTTAATACTAAACAATCAACTGCAACTTCTTGCATTAATTGATATAATGTAAGAATTCTTTTCATTTTTTCAACAGATTGTTTATAAATATATTCATCAATATTAATAACTCCGGTTGCGTCTAATGCTTGTTTTTTAGTTGCCTTACCTATTTTTTTAATTGGATTTAAAGTTTTTAATTCAGATTTTAATGTTTTAATTTGAAGTTTATTTTTTTCTTCATCTTCATCAATAATTTTTAGATTATTATTTAATTGTTCATTCTCATTTTCTAATGCTTCAATTTCATCTTTATTATTTTTAGCATTTTTCTTTAATTTAGTTAATTGTTTTTTATTTGTTGTTATTCTTGCTTTATAATCTTTACTATTATCCTTATTTGTTTTAGATATTCCTTCTAATTCAGAAATATTTGATTCAATCTCTGAAATTTTATCCATATTTGCTTCAGGGTCATTAACAACTTGTGGTAAATTACTGATATATCGATGTATTGTTACATTCCATTCTTTTTTATTTAAATCACTATGAGAACAATAACGGGCTGCACGTCCAATAGTTTGTTTATCACTAGCCCAAGTAATGAGAGGTTCAAATATATGGATATGTCTTACTGCTTTAAGGTCAAGACCTTCGTTATAAGTTTGTGAAGCTAAGAATAATTTAACATAATCACCATTTTTATTAAAAGGTGCATTATATAATTGTCGTAATTGACTAATTTCTTTATCTTTATCAACACCTAATTGAGTTGTTATTGCTAATATATATCTTGGTTTTTTATTATTTTCAGTAGGATTATTAAAAATCTTAACTGCTTCTTGAGGTGTTAATTTTTCATAACCTAGTTTATTTAATTCTTTGGCGATAGCTAAAATACCATGCCCGCCATAACCTCTATTTTCATAAAATGCTGAATAAATATATTGTTTTTGTTCTGAATATTCAGGATTATTAATAGTATTCATTAATTTTTCTAATTTTGCGCTAAAATCATGTAAAGTTAGTCCTTTTTCATAATTATAAAGCATATTTGAATAACGACGAGCAGCAGCCCAATATTTATTTAAAGAATTTGCTTTAGATAATTTATCATAATTTTTAGCATTTTCTTTAACTTCTTTATAAGCTGTAATATATTTTTCAAATTGTTTTGAAGACATATTTATATAATTAGGCTCTTTTTCAATGACAACTGGGAATTTGCTAGTATCACTAGACATATCAAAATATGATATAAGACCTCGTGTTTTTTGTTTAAATACATCAGGGTCATTAATATCATCAAAATAAATTTGAGGTGTATCATTATCTTTGACGATATTTAATAGTTTCATAATTTCATCAGTATTATCACCTAATGTAGCAGTTAAGATAAAAGTTTTTAATTCAGGAAATTTGGAGGAAGAGTTTAATAATAATTTTTCTAGATATGCGTGTTGTTTTTGTTGTGTTGGTATAGGTCTAAATAAATTATGAACTTCATCAATAATTAAGATACAATCATTTAAATCAATAGTTTTTTTGATAATTCGATTGGCTAATTTAGCAAATGTTAAGAATTGTATATTATTAGAATTAAATTCTTTTCCAACTTGTTCTAATGTTTTACCATAAAATCTTGGAAATAAATTCATTGCGCATTTATGAAATTCATGTGGAGGATTGCTAGATAGAGCATTAATGGTACTGCAATAAATTATATTTTTATCTGAACCCCAGAAACCATCAATAATGGCAGTTGCAGTGCATGTTTTGCCACTACCAGTTGAATGCCATAATAACATACCTTTTTTAGGTAAATCATTTGCATTAATTAATTTACAAATATTATTAACAATAGATTGAGGAACGGTTGGAGGATTAGTAATTTTATTAATAACTAAAGATGATTGTTGAGATATTGAAGAACTATCACTAATTTCAGAACTTATAATGAAAGAACTAAGGGAATTTTTCTTAATAAAGAAATCGGGAAAATAAATTTGATAAATTTTTTCCATAGCTTTTTCATCTTCATTGTGAAGATTATAATATTTTTTATAATCAGTAATTAATTTTTGATTTTTAATATATTTTTTAAGTTCGTTATATTCTTCTTTGATATTTGGGTCAGATATTCTAATAATATTTTGTAAATATAAATAATGTTCTTTTATTAAATCAGTATTAAAATAATTAAAATATTTAGGAAAATAAGTATAATATAAAAAGTCAAAATCTTTTTGTTCAACACATTTATTATAATCATTTTTAAAATCATCAAATTTATTTTCATCATGCATATGTTTCAATAATTCATTAACATCCGAACTATTATTAGGATTTAATTTTGATAAAATAATAGAAACATATTTCTTATAAATAGGATATAGAGTATAATTATAATATTCTGTTAAATCTTCTTCGCTAAAATATTTATTAAAATATTGTCTATATAATATATGTAATTCATCCATATCATATGTATCAGTTTTAAAGAAATTATTATAATCTATTTTAAATGTAACAAATGAACCTGGATTATTTAATAATTTTAATATAACATCCTCATCATTTTTATCATTAGGATTTAAATTAATAATAAAATAGACAAAATAAAGAAAATAAATATTTTTATTTAGTTTAATAATATCATCTTTATTTTTATAAATTTTAAAATATTTAGAAAAATATTTATGAAATAAATTATAAATACGTGAATATCTTTCATCTTCTTTATATTTTTTACCTAATAAAATTTGCTTACGAAATTCTGATTTATAAATATCATAATCTAATTTATAATCAACAAATGAATTAGGGTCATCTAAATATAATAAAATAGTATCTTTATCATCAACAGGGTCTAATTCTATTATAATATAATGAATATATTCATAATAATCATTCTTATGTAATGATTCATAATCATCTTTTGGCATTATTTCTAAGCTAATGCTGCTAATATTATCAGCATAAGATGTTTCATCATTTTCACCATTAGGAACACATCTATTTCCCTTACCTATCAATTCTAAAGTTTCAGGTGCATTTTTACTATTATAAAAATCATATAAGGATTGTTCTAAATTGTTTATATCAATTTCAGAATCAGGTGAAAAATATTTTGAAGATGATTGTTTATATTTTTCATCATTTTTATGAACATCCATTAATTTTTCTTTGGACATGCAATCTCTTGTAAATTCATTAATTTGTTTAAAAGAACATTTAGGATTTACTTCACATGTTTTTTTAGCATTTTTAATATTTTTCTTACTTATACTACCATTTTTATAATTTTTTTCACGTAAAAATTTATTACTTTCTAATAATTTTCCACATTCTGCATCGGTTTCATCTACCCAACAATTACCTTTATCAAATGTATTATGTCTGTTTATTGTATCTCCTACCCAAAATCCATTTGTTTTTTCACATCTTTTACGAGTATAAACATCTTTATAATATCTCTTATATTTGTCTTTGTCATACTCAACATTCGGAATTAATAATTTACAATTTTTTGATTCATCAAAACTATTTTCTTGTTTAAATTTTTCAACATCTTCATAATCATATGGATTTTTATCAGGACGTTCATATTCATACACTGAAATATCATTACATGTCTTTTCTCTTTTTGATAATTCATCTTGTATTCCTTTATATCCTTTATTTTTTGATAAATTCATTTTATAATAATCTAATTTATAAGCATATAAAAATTATAATTATTATTAAATATGTAAAATATATAAATGTAGGGTTTGGCATTATATGAATAATATTACTTAAATCAAATATAAATTCTGATATTTCTTCTAATCCAACTTCAATCATTGTATGTTTATTTTTAACAATCCATTTGCATAATTTTCGTTTATAATGAAATGGACGTTTTTGAATTATATTTCTTTTTAATGTCGTTGTTCTTGATAATAAATATACAGCAACCGATGCGGTTGTCGGTTCTAACATACGATAAGTTGTTATAAACATAATTTATAACTATATAAAAATAATCACATTTTTTTATTATATAGACGGGTCATATAATAATGTTTCTAGATATTCTGGTAATTCTTTACATTTCTTTTTTGTATATTTATTAATTATTATTATTATATCATTAATATCTGTTATTTTAAATTTATGATTTTTAGCTTTTCTGCTAAACCAATCATTTTTACCTTTCCTAATATAAATCTTTAATTTCTCTTCTTCAGTTATATCATATTTAACATCTAATATAATACCTTCATTTGTTTGTTTGAAACCTTCAATATGAATTGTTCCATTATGTTCTTTATCATGACATTCTTTACAAATATTAACTAAATTATGTTTTTTATTTTTATGAAAATTTTCAAAATAACCATTTTCATTACTAAAAGTTTGATAATTAATATGATGTGTATCTTCACTTTTATTTTTATTACAAATTTGACAAATATCCATAAATAATGATGAATTATAATTAGATGTTTTTGTTTCTACTAATTTATTATTAATTCCCAATATTTCTTTTCTTATTTTTTCTGCATTTGTCATAAAATTTATTGGCATATCCAATGATTTACAAACTTCAATTCCATAAATATTTGAACCTTGTCCTTCTTTTAATTTCCTTTCATATATAATCTTATTATCTTCTGTAATTTCTATATGCATATGATAAATCTTTAATTCTTCTCTATCTTTAATTAATGAGATTGTTGGCAATTCATGCAAATGACTTGTGAAAATAAATGATACTTTTTTATTTAATAATTCATTAATTGCTGCACTAACTATGCAAATACCTGAGATTGCCTCAGTTCCTGAGCAAATCTCATCTCCAATAATTAAACTATGTTTATCAGCTCTTTGAATGATATTTCGTAATTCTGTCATTTCTACAACAAAACTACTCATACCTTTATAAATATTATCATTTCCACAAATTCTTGTCATGATATGATTATAAGGATAAAATTTATAATTAACTGCTGGAACATACATCCCGGCTTGTGCCATAATTATAGATAAACCTATTGCTTTCATAAATGAACTTTTACCAGATGCATTAATTCCAAATAATAAAATTCCATTCTGATTTAATTCAATATCATTACCAATATATTCAACATCTGTTATAATTCTTTCTATAATAGGATGTCTCAAATTTTCAGCACTAATGAAAGAATTATCAGTTGTTAAATCAATACTAGGTTTATAATAACAATATTCAACGGCATTTTTAGCATTGCAACAAGTAATATCAATATCAATTAAATTTTTTATAACAATATCAATATCATCTTTAGTGGTTGTGAAAAAAGATAAGAAGTCATAATATTTTAAAATAACAATTGAATTAATATCATTTTGAGTTTTTCTAATGATATTAGATGCATTTGAAATTTCATTTGATGTTAATTTATAAGAATTAGTTGTTGTTAAAAATTTCTTTTCAAATTTATTCATATATGAATTTTCTTTTTTAGCTGCATTTTCAAATCTTTTTTTAGTTATCATAATAAAATAACCTTCGCTTTCATTGAAATCAATCTTACATAACGAATCATTAATATTACTAATTTTATTTGAAATAGATGTTAGTTTTTCATATGAATTTTTATATTTCAAATTCAAATCATCTAAGTCTTTATGAACTCCTTCATTAAAAATATTAGTTTTTATATCATTGGTATTATATTTAGAACATTCATCTAAATTTAAAATAGAATAACTTGAAATAATTTTATTGGCATTTTCAATTAATTCGGGTTGAGTTAATTTAAATACTTCAATTGCATTTTCTAAGGAAGATGCAAAACTGCCCCATTCGCAAGGTTGTAATTTTTTAAGAAAAATCTTTTTTTTAATTCTTTCCAAATCATTAATATTTGTAAGAAATTTATTGATTTCTTTATATTTTTCATTAATTAAATAATTTTCAATATTATTATATCTTTTAATTAATTCAAGTTTATTATTTGTTGGATTTAGAAATCTTTCTTTAAAAATTCGAGAGCCAAAAGCAGTTTTACAACGATTAAGAATATCAATTAAAGGTTTTTCGTTATTATTATTACTGATAATATTTAATTGAAGAGCGCTATTAAATTCAATTGCTAAATTTTTAGAATTATCAATCAATTCAGGAATTTGTAATTCTTTAATAATTTCATTATTATGTTCATATGCGAATTGGAGAAGACAACAAAAACTTAAACGACCCAAAGAATATTTTTCTAAATTGAGAAATTCAATAATGGATAACATAGATTTATTAATAAAAGATTTTTCTAAGATTTTATTTTGATAATCTATTTTTTTAATATTAGAACTTAATTCATAATCTTCCCATTTTGCATGAATAAGAGAATTATTATTAATAATATTAAGAATTGATTTTTTCGTTTCTTCTTTAATATTATCAGAAAGAATAAGAATTTCACATGGATTATAAATAGTTATTAATCTATATGTTTCATCTAATGTATATTGCGGGTCTGATTTTGAACTTGCATTTTCATATATAAACGAACGTCCGGTTGTTAAATCTACGCCAGTAATACCAACAATAAGAAGATTATCAATTTCTTCATAATAAAGGACCATAATATAATTACTTTTTTTAGAATTAATATTAATATTAGTAGCAGGACTTAAAATTTCTGTAATTTTTCTTTGAGGTTCAGGAGGTTCGGTAACTTGTTCAATTAAAATAATAGTATAATTATTTTGTAAGATTAATTGAATATATTTATTAATAACATAAATAGGAAATCCACACATAATTGGATTATTACGTGAAACATCTAAAATAGATTTATTCTTTCTTGAAACTTGGATATTACAAATATCAGCAATTTTATATAAATATCTAGAATTAGCATCAATATCATACAATTCAAAAAAAGAACCCACCTGAATTAGAATAATAGTATTTTCTCCATACTTCTTACGATACTCATCAAGATAATTCAAATAATCATCAACAATCATTATATTTCATCTTATTTATATTAAATATCTTTATATAAAAAAATATATATAATTAGGGCATTATGTATAAATATAAGAAAACAATAATAATAAATAATCGTAGAAGACGAATTTTCAGTAAAGAAAAATCAAATACAGAATATATATTATATAAAAAGGAATATATCACATTAAATGCTTATAATAAAAAGACTGGTGGTGGTTTAAGAGATTTAGTAACTAGTATTTTCAATAAAACAAAATCTGAAACAAATGAATTTGAAATTCTTAAAAATGATGATATGTTAAAAAAACTAAATTATGAAATATATATGTATGATGATAATAGTAAAATAATATCTTGGTATTTAAATTCAAATAATGGGGTATTATATAAATATTATAAAAATAATAGTACAATAATATCTGATTATTTAAAATCAAAACAAAAAATAGCTAGCAATACTGATAAAAAATATTGGATAATAACTAAAGAAACAGATATAAATATTACTGTGCATGGTTATACTATGGATGAATGGATAATCCAATATAGTAAATACAAAAATAACTATTATTTTACACGTTATTGTAAAATAAATAACATTACATTAAATAATTCTAATATTGAAGGAATGTATTGGACGTTTATACATATTTACCAACGTAGTCCTAGTATATTTTCTGACCCTAAACATACAAATCTTTATTTCCTTGATGATATTGGTTCTTGTTCTAATGAAACTAAAAAAGTATATATAAAATTGCAAAACCAATTATCAAAAAATTCTAAAACATTTTATATCATGACTGATTTAGATGAAAGTCAAAAAGATTTATATGAAATAAATAATTATTATGAATTATTTAAAGGTTGTTTTTTTAAATGCATATCTAAACCACTATTATCAGATAAATATGATATATCTTTTATATATTTGAACTCGACAATTACTGTAGATAAATTTAAAAAAATCTTTAAATAAAAATTGATATTTTTTCATTATTTTTTTGATATTAGTTGAATATATTGATAATTATTTTAGAAGTTTTATTTATTATTTATGACTTAAATAAGCAATATAAAGAAATTATTAATTTGAATAATATAATTCTTGAACAAAAATCTGAAATTATAAAAATTAATTGCACCAATCAAAACTTGATAATTATAATGATATTATTAGTAAAAAATATATTAATTTTTCACTTCGTATTATTCCTATTTATCAATTATTATTTGGTTAATATTACCAGTTATATTTATATATGTAAATATTATTGCAATTATTATAATAATAATACTTTATTCAGGACATTACTACATTAATAATAATGTAAAAGAGATTATAAATAAAAAAGTTATTAATATTAATAGAAACCAATGATGATATAAATAATATTAGTTTGAGTATTGATGAATATATATCAAATTATTCATATTTGATGTATATGAACAAAGATAAAAATGAACTATTAAATGAATTAATTGTTATTTTAATTCAGAAGAAAAAGAATGAATTAACAAATATTATGAATTCAAGATTAAAATCATTTCATGAAATTACACAAGAAATAGTTAAATACGAATTAGAAGAACTTAATAAAGATTTAGATGATTATATAAAAATCTTAGAAATAAAAATAAATGATATTAAAGAACAATTAATGATAATAGTTATTATATAAATAATTAATTAGGATATAATAACTATATTGGATTTACTTCTATAAGTAAATCTTGATAAAATTAATTATTTGGAAATGATAATGTTATTAAAATTATTAAAAAAAATCCGTTAATTTTTTTTAGCATCCCTGTTTTTAGCAGCCTTTTTTCTAGCACCTCCAGGTGTTAACTTATTAACATATTCTTTCGAAGCTTTAAAATCATTATCGAGAGTATCATCAACACCATCAGCAGTTTTCTCTACTAATTCTATACTTCCTGGCTGTAGTTTGGCAACTGTACTTTCAATTTCTTCCTTATTACCAATAATATGCATTGCATGGTTGTGATATATATTTCTAAGTGAATTTTTAGCATTATCACTATCACTATCATTTTTTAATAATAACCCTATTAATTTAGTTTTTATTTCGTCAAATGTGTCACTTTTAATATTTTTAGAATATCCTGCTAATCCAACTCTTGCACTATTAAATTGGTCATCTTCATATGATAATATACCATATTTATTTTTTTTATTATTATAACACTTATAATTCTCTTTTTTATCTACAAATATACCATATGATGCATGTAATATTTCAAATTCATCAGATGCATATGATAATGATGGTATATATAATACTTTAACACCTTTATTAATAAAAGCTCTATACATTGTTCCAGTTTTTCTTCCTGTTGTATCATCTGTTCCAAGATATCTTACGGATGAATCAAAATTTAATGAAAAAGAACCAATTCTTGCATTAACATATGTTCCTTCATCTTTTCTATATATTTTAGGACCATCTATAGCTAATGTATCATCATCCATATGTAGATTAATATAATCACCACTAACAGCTCTATAGCAATATATTTCACTTTTAGTATCTGGAGCTTTTGCAATTATATTATCAATATCTTCAATAAATGTACGCATTACTTCGTCCCATTCTTCATTTGTTAATATACCCCAAAAAATACTAACTTCATTGGGTTTGACTCTTTCAATATCATTATTTTTAAGAAAATCCCAATATTCGTTGATACTACTTACACCATCATGAGGATATCCAGGGTGGTTTAATTTTGTTTTAATTACAGGATTAAATCTATCTATATTTTTGTTAATAACAGCAAAGATTTGCTTGAAAAATGAATCTCCAAAACCATATAATTTTGGAGTTTTGTTATGAGGATCATCACCATACCATTCAAGACTATATTTATCTACCCAGTGACCTTTTTTGTCTTTAATTGATTCCAAACCTTCCTTACTTACCAGTTTACCAGCAAATGCTGAATAAAAATAAAAACATGATTTTTTTGTATAATCATTTATTACAATTTTATCAGTAAGAGACATAGATTTAATATGTTCATATTGTTGTTGAATAAATTTTGGTAAATTAGGAATATTATCAATAAAATGTTTTTCATATGCTTGTACAATATCCCGATTATATCCTTTATGAGAAAAATCTTGTAAACGTTCATTTTCTCCTTCATGATAATATTCAGAAGTAGTTGCTCCTATAGTATAAGAAGTTGTATTAGTATCATTACCTACTTTTTCTAAATCTGATATTTTATATTTGCAATGAGTATCAAATCTTAATATATTACTTACATTTTGTGCATTACTTATATTATTACTAATATATTGTATGAGTTTATCACCAAGTATTACATCAGAATTATAAAATTTTTCATTTTCACCAGGTATTCTTTTATTTTTTATATAAAAATCTATAAGTATATCATCTATTTTGCGGTCTTCTGTAATAGGTTCTATTGTTTTTGTAGTTTTTAAGTTATAGATACTTTGTTCATTTTCTTTTGATAGATCACTAATAATATAATTTTTTAAGTGGTTAAAATCATGTATAATAAGTGTAGCTTTACAAATATCAATTGGGTTTTCTGAATATCCTGCTATTGCACATGTATTTAAAGGTTTTTGATTTGCTTTATAAAATGCACCGCCTTTATGTGTTTTTGGTTTTACATATATAACACCATTATTAGTACTATCAAAATTATTTAATAATTCTCTTGCTCTTTTTACTTTTTTAGCTATATCTGCATTACCGGTAAAACCACCAATAAAGTTTTTAGATAAATTACTTTTCATTGTATTTTTTACCATAACTTTAAATACTATCTATAATATATTAATATATTATTTAGAACGATTAAAGTTAATTAATTATTGACATCTTAATTTTAAACAAATATATAATTAAAATACTCGATGATGCAAAAAGATTTAAGGAGATTAATAAGAAATCTTTAAATATCCATTAAAAAAATGATTTAAGGAGATTAATAAGATTTCTTTAAATATAAAAATGAAATATGTTAAAATCGTTATTAATGACACTATAATAATTGATGATATAAATGAAACTTATATTTGCATATATTTTCCGGAAAATATCAAAAATTATAAAAATAATAATTATATTGCATCAACAATTTATATAAATAGGTTCGATGGAACAAATAAAGATAATTATAATGAATATTCAAATGGTATAGAATTAAATAATTTCAAAATTGTAAATAACTTTAAAAAGATAAATTTTAATTTCAAAAATTTCATTAAAAATAATAGATTTGTTATTGATTATAAAAATAAAAATTTTAAATTTTATATTCCATTTTCTCAACAATCAATTTAAGGAGATTAAAAAATGATTATTTATTTTTATAACCGATTTAAAATAATTAAATGTCTGGCTTATCTATTATTGGTGTTATTATATGTATTTATATTGTAGTTAAAACATTTAAAGATGCTATTCAAATAAATAATAAAATATTGGAATTAAAATCAGAAATTATAAAAATTAATTCTATATGTGAAACTTTAGAATTATCAAAAATATGTATTATTTTTAATTATAATAAACTTGCAAATATTACATATATATTTTTGATAATTATTATATTAATAGATATTATATTATTTATAATTTGTTTAAATTATAATCCAAATGATATTTATAATTTGCAAATAAAAATATATTTATTACAGATTGTACCATTTATATTTATTATTTCATTGATTATAATATTACTAATATTATATTTAGGTAATAAATATAATAACAAAGCTATAATAAATATTAATGAAATAGAAAATTTAATTAGAAATAAAAAAGATGATATTGATAAAAAATATATTGATAACTTATTAATGTTATTAGATACAAGCGATGATATAAATAATTTAAATTTAGTTATAGATGAATATATATCAAATTATTCATATTTGCATAATTATAATAAATATTTAATGAATGCAAATAAAGATAAAAAGATATTTATTATTGAATTAGAAAGAAAATTAATTCAAAAGAAAAATAATGAATTAACAAATATTATGAATACAAGATTAAAAACATTTCAAGAAATTACACACGAATTAGTTAAATGTGAATTAGAAGAACTTAATAAAAAATTATATGATTATAAAAAATATTTATTAATAAAAATAATTGCTATTAATGAACAATCACAAATAAACGCAATTATCATCAATATTCATTAAAAAAAGGATTTAAGGAGATTAATAAGAATTTTTTAAATCAATTATAAATTTTCAAAGAAAGATTTATGTTTTTTGTAAGTTTTAATAGAATTATTTAATGTATTTCTTTTTAATTTATATTCATCTTTTTCAATTAATAGTTCAGATAATATAGTATCATTAATATTAAGTGGATTATCATTATGATAAATATCACACATTATATATCTACTAAAATTATCCATTATATAATTCTGAAATTTACGTAATTCATCAGGTCTATATTCATATTTAAATTTTTCTAAATATGATTTAAACCAAATATCAATATGTTTATAATGATTTTTGATAATTTGCGTATATTCATTAATAAGATAATTTTGTAATTTTTCAAATCTGGCTAATTTATATTCATTGTTAATTTCAAATAAATTATTAATATTAATAATTATTTTATTAATGATATTATTTTTATATTCTTCATATATATTTGTTATATGTTCCATATCTTCATTGTATTTTGAATAATAATTATAATTATAATCATAATTATAATCAGGAATAGAATTAGAACTACCATCGCGTATAAATGCTAATCTAGGTTGTAATAATATATTAAAAAAAGAATTATTAGTTTTAATAAATTCTAATAATTCTTTTAATGTTATATCTTTACCTAGTTCATTTAATTCATTTTCTAATTTTATGATTTGGTTATTGGTTTTATTGATGGCGTCATTTTTCCAATTAGTATTTATAAAATCATTAAACATATCATCAACAGAAATTAATAAATTTTCAAGAGTTATATTTTTATTTATTTCTTCTTTTAATGAATTATCATCAATAGTATTTAGAAGATTATTTTCAAACCATACATTTTCATTAATATCTTTATTTCTATGACTGATTACTCCAATAACCTTTTTAATATTTAATTTTTTAATTTCATTATTTTTCATTAAAATTCTATCTACAAATAGTTCTATATCATCATTATGTAATAAATCAACCATAGTTAAAGCAATTAAACAATCTTTTGTTTTATTAGCATCATTTACCATACCTAATGCTTGATTTGCAGTTAATCTCGTAGTATTTGCTGGTATTACACAAATAATTAATGTATTTGGTTGATTAATATATTTATTAATAATATTTTTAGATTTGTCTCTCATATCAGCAGGATATTCAATAATACCTGGTAAATCATAAAAAGTACTATTAATAACATATTGATTAGAAATTTTGATATATAATTCATCATCAATAATATCATCAATTTTATTCATAATTGCTGCTACATGCAGTTTTGTTTTTTCTTTATCTGTTAATTTGATTGTATTATCTTTAAAAGTAATGATATATTCTTCAATATCAGAATTAAAAAGTTCAATTTTAATTGGGCATTTAGTGCATAAATTTTTATCAATTGGGAAAATATCACATTTTAAGATATTTCTAATTAAAGAAGATTTGCCAGAACTTTCATTACCTATATTAACAATAATAGGTAATTTATATTCATCGATTGGAATATTTAAAGTTTTAAGTTTATTAATAAATTTTGTATATTTAGATTTCTTCATTTTCTCAAAAAAATTATTGTCATTATAAAACATAGTTTTGGTTGTTTGTTCTTGAGAAGATTTAATTGTTTTACCTAGTAATTTTAATGTATCAAAAGCTAATTCTCCTGCATCAGTTTCTTTTGCATTAATACATTTATTAACTAAATTTAAAGAATCAAAAATTAAATCTTTATTTTTTAATAAATTCATTGTTAATAAATATAATAATGAATATTTTTTATATAATTGTTTTATATTAAAAAATGATTTATTATTATTTTTTTTAATATAAAAATCTATTATATAAATGTCTAATCAAATTTTCAAATCTATTAATAATGCTATTGAATTTTATGAAAATAGATTATTTAATCCTAATAATATTCATTTGATGATGTTCCCTCATTTAAGAGAATTAACAATAAATAAAGTTGAAGTTCTTAAAAAAATATTAGAATTAATAGGAGATAAAGATGATAATTATTATGAACAATTTTATAATAATAATTTAAAAGATTTGATGTTAAACCATATATTTAATGAAGGTTTGCATAAATATAAATTTGTGCCATTTTCAGATATTAATGATTTTATAAAAAAAATAAAAGATTATGAATGGATTGATGGAACAAAATTAATGAATGAAATTAAGCTTGTATTAGAAGATAATATTAAAAAATTACCAGAAAGAAAAGAAAAAAAACCTAAAACAAAGAAAAAACATATTACATCAACAATTAAAAAATTGGTATGGAATACTAATATTGGTGAAGAAATAGGCAAATCTAAATGTTTATGTTGTAAATCAACTGATATAACACAATTATCTTTTAATTGCGGTCATATTATTGCAGAATCAAATGGAGGTGATACAATTGTTAGCAATTTAAGACCTATTTGCCAAAATTGTAATTCAAGTATGGGAACAAAAAATATGAATGATTTTATGGAAACACTTAAATAAATATAAAAAGAGATTTAAAGAATTATTATCATCTCTTTAAATCAATTGCGCATACTTAGGATATCTTTCAAAGATAGATTTAATTTTTGGAATATTTTTTTTATTAGGATAACATCTGCTTTTGCTCGATGTTGTTGAATTTCATCTTTATTGCATATATGTTTATATAAATTGATTAATTTATTTGATTTTATTTCATCTTTTATAAATAATCTAATTTTATATAATGTATCTATTCTTATAACTTCATAATAATTGATAATATTGTGATATACTAATATTGGAAAATCAAATCTTTCGCCATTATGAGCAATTAATATTGGATTTTCCATATATTTCATAAAATTAGCAACATCATTTTTAATTGTATTATAATTATTATCACCATCTAAATTTAATTCTTCTTGTGTAATTCCTGTTATATGTGAAGTTGTTAAAGTATGTTTATTTTTTATTAAACCTTTGCTTAATACTGTATTGAAATTATATTCATAAAAATATCTTTCAATAATTTCAACATTTTCAGGTAATGTAAAATCTTTAGTTTCATTTATAGTATTAGTTTCAATATCTAAAATTATTATATTATTTTTCATTTTATTTTCAATGACATCACATAGGAAATAATTAAATTTCAAAATTTGATTATTAATAAATTGATAAGTATATTTAATACCAGTCATCAAATTAATAATTTCCATTTTATTTTGAAAATAAAAGTTATTATTATAAAGCATTGTTTGAAGTATATATTTAATATCAATATTTTTAGCAAATTTAAGTTCAATTATATTTTTATCTTTATTATCAAAAACATCAATAATTCCATGAATATTTAAATGATTATTTCTTGTCTCAAAATCCAATAAATAATTAGGTTTATCAATTGTAATATTATTTATATGATTATAATAATGTTTAATAGATGATAAATGATTAATCCAATCAAATTTTAAATATCGCTTACATTCATTATCAATCTGATATTTATATAAAACAATATTAAAAATAATTT